GTAGATACTGCTTCTGCATCAATACTTAGCAGACAAAGAGCAGCTAATACTTATGCAACTACTTCATCATTAAGTGGATATCTACCATTAACTGCAGGAAGTAGTTTTCCAATAACAGGTGTTTTAACAATTAATAAAAGTGGTGAGGCATTAAGGATTGCAGGAGTTACAAGCGGTAATGCTACATTTCAAACTTGGTATGATTTTGTAGGTAACAGAAGAGGTTATTTTGGATATAGTACAGGGGGAAGTAATTTATTAGAATTAACTAATGAAACTGGTGGATTAATAAGTTTAAATGGTGGTAATGTAGGAATAGGTACTACAACAGATGCAGGATATAAACTAGATGTTAATGGTACAGGAAGGTTTAATGACCAATTAATAGTTAAAACAAATTCTTCTGCACAAGGGATAAGTATTTGGGGTAGAAGTGACGACTTTGGAGTGTTGAGGTTTAAAACAAGTGATGGCTCAAGTACAAAAGCTACTATATATACTAATCCAAATGATTTAATATTTGAAACTGGTGGAACTACAAGACTTACCATAGCCTCTACAGGAGCAGCTACATTTAGTAGTAATGTTGGGATTGGTGGTTTGCCAAGTGCGTGGGGAAGTACTCAAAGAGTTTTAGAAATTGGAGGACCAGAAAATGGATATTTAGCTTTTAATCCTGCAAATCTTCAGTCTTTTATTTATTGGAATGCTTATTTTGATACTGATAATAGATATAAAAAATCATCTCAAAATGCAGCAGCATTTGGTGTTACTTCAACAGGAAGTTATGCTTGGTATCAAGCCTCATCTGGAACGGCAGGTAATGCTATACCCTTTACACAAGCAATGACATTAGATGCTAGTGGTAGATTAGGAATAGGAACTGCAAGTCCAAATACAACTTTAGATGTTAATGGTACTATTAATGTTAGAACTAATGGATATGAATTTGGTAGAATTACAACTAATAATATAAGTGGAAATCAAGGAGGATTAACATTTCAATTTAATCAATCAGGAACGTTTGTAAATGGAATGTTATTAAATGCTAGTGGCAACATAATAATTAATAGTCTAGCAGGTACAGGAAGTAGGGCAGTATTAGCAGATGCAAATGGTGTACTTTCCGCACCTGTTTCCGATAGTAGTGTAAAAGAAAATATCCAACCATTGGATTATGGCATAGCTGATATAATGAAATTAAAGCCTGTTTCATTTGAATACATCAAATCTTATAAAAACTACGGACAAGGAAAGCAGATAGGAAACATTGCACAAGATATGGCAAAGGTTATTCCTGAAGCAGTATTCACTACACCAAGCACAGGTAAAATGGGTATTAATTACGACCAATTAAATGGAGTTTATATTAAAGCATTACAGGAATTACAATTACAAAATGAAGCATTAATTAAAAGAATAGAAACTTTAGAAAACAAATAATATGAAAACAATTAATGTAGAAATTAAAAACATTACAGATGCACAAGCTATTGCATTAGAAGATATGTTTATGACTTGGGTGTATTTAGGAAAACTTGGAGCAAGTAGATGGACATCTTTTTATGCAGATGGAGATGGTAATTTTAGACCTAATATTAAAGTAGACGGCAAAGAAGCTGAATTTTCTCCTTTAATAGATGAAAAAATGAGAAATAAAATGTGGGAAGAAGATGAATATAAAATTGATTTTGACACAATATCTTGGAAATTAAATAACCAAAAAAAATAAAATCAAATATGAAAAAAACAATCACAACATTAATATTGGCATTAAGTATGTCAGCAGCATTTAGCCAAGTATCTGATACATTAATTATACGTATCGATACCCTTAAGTTCAAAAACATTATTGCAATAATTCAAAAGCAATTAGACAGTAAAGCAGCAAGTGATTATATTTTAGAAGCACTTAGCCATTACGAATTAATAGCAATTAAGCCTAAAGAAATAGAAACACCTAAAAAGAAATAATATGAAAAAAATAATCTTATCAGCTTTAATCTTGGCTTCATTGTCAACAAAAGCGCAAATGTTCAGAAATTCTAGCGATACTGCTATTATTGGAAAAGACACCATCTATTATCAAAAAGGTGGCATCTTAATTAAGCCAGTTATCGTTAACTATCAAGGCGAAAGTGCTTGGTCATTAAGTTGGACTGCAAACAACCTTTCAAGTAACGGAGAAGGTTGTAATACCTATGTAACATTAAGAGGTAAAAACAACAATCAGTTAGCTGATTTTAACTGTTATATTCCTGCTTCAGTAGTTGCGGTATGGGGAATATCAAATTATCCTGTGGATTCTGTGATTTTATCTCAATACCCAAGATTCGTAAAACAAGACTAATGAACCTTCAGGATTATAAGATATATATTTTTAATGGCTTTGCGCTTTCGGTATCAATGACTAACATTGAAACTTACCTACGCATTACCTTATTATTGTTATCAATAGCTTACACACTTTTTAAACTTTTAAAAAATGATAAAAATGAAAAACTTTAAGACAAGTATTGCCGGATTATTGGCAGGTGTACCTTTTATAGTAGATGCTTTGGTAGAGGCATATAATCAAGGTGCTTTTACAGGCAAAAGCGGTTTACAATTAGTAGCTGCTATTGGAGTGGTATTATTAGGATTATATTCTAAGGACCACGATGTTAAGGGGTTATAGGATATTAGTAGCAGCTTTCTTATTAGGAGGCTGCTACACCCCAAACAAGGCGGTAAAACAAGTTAATAAGGCATTGGGCAGCTATCCTGAAATAGTGGCTAAAATCGCCTTAGATTCGTTTCCTTGCAATGTTATTAAAGTAGATACAATCATCACTCACTTTGATACAACAATCGAGGTAATTTACCCTCACTTTGATACAAGTGAAATAGACACAGTAATTTTAGAAAAAAAAGTGTACGTTAAATTACCGTACAAAACAGTTTATATAACAAAGTCAATAGAATCAACGGCTAAATTAACTATCTTAAATGCAAGGTTTGATTCCCTAACAAAAGTTACTACCTCTATTCAGAAGTCTAACGAGGATTTAACCAGTAAGGTAGGCAGAAAAAATAAAGTTATTTATTGGCTGATTGCATTATTAATAGGATTTTCAATACCCTATTTAATTAAATTAATAAAAATACTAGATATATGACACCATCAAATGAATTTTATAGATTATTAAAGTTATTTGAAGGTTGTAAATTAGAGGCTTATCGTTGTCCGGCAAATGTAGTTACTATTGGGTATGGTAGTGTAATGGATTTAAAAGGCAATTCAATAATAATGGGCAGTAAGATAAGCCTAGCAGAAGCGGAAGCCTTACTAAAAAACGAGGTAGATAAGAAAGCGAAATACTTAAATAAAGAACTAGGAAAGACAGAGGTTACACAGAATCAATTTGATGCTTTATTATTATTTCAATATAATTGCGGTAGTGCAGCTTTAACTAGAAGCACGTTATTTAAAAAAGTAAAAGCAAATCCTAACGATAAGACTATTGAAGCTGAATTTATGAGATGGGATAAAGCAGGTGGTAAACAATTAAAAGGTTTAACAATTAGAAGAGCAACCGAATCAAAACTATACTTCACTAAATAAAACTTATGCGCCCAAGATTCAATAAAACACAAACGGAATGGTGGCAACAGAAACAGTTATTTGATAAGCAGTTATATAAAGTATTAATATTTTCAGATTGCCACGGATGGTTGGCAGACCTTTCAGCTTTACGTTGTATTAATCAAGTACTGCAACATAATAAATTTGATGAGGTAATTATTAATGGCGATGTAACGGATATGCCTTACATATCAAAGCATAGTCAGAAGTTATACCAAGAGGGCATACTAAAAGGATATACCGAAGTAGGAGAGATTGAATACACTAAAGAACAGATACTCAAGCCTTTACGATTAAGCACGGATGCAAAGATTAGGGTTAGATTAGGCAACCACGATGAAAGAATAACTAATCCTTACAATCTAGGAGATAAACAACTTGCAAGATTAGCAGTACTTTACAAGAATTATAATAGTACTAAGTACAATGAAATGTTAGATTTAAAAAAGACAGATGGCTTTATTTATGACGAAAGCGATGTTTATAATCTATTTAATATTTTTGATATTACACACGGATTAAGTTTAAATAAAAGCGCAGCAGAGAAAAACATTTTTGAATATATGGGTAGTGGTAGCACTGGTCATACACACCGATTAAATTCTAAGTATTTAACGAATAGAAAGAATCCGTATGTATGGCTTGAATCAGGTTGCACTAGGTTAACCAAAGAGGTTGAATTCTTCCCTACTGGTAAGACTGCAGATTGGCAGCAGGGGTTTATTGAGGTTGTATTTACAAAGACAGGATTCTTTGCACAACCTACTTTGATTTTAAATGGCGAATGTTATTATAACGGAATAATTTATAAAGGATGAACGGCTCAATATTAATACCTGAAAAGTTTAAATTAAATGGTAAAACCATCGAAGTAATAATTGATAATGATTATTGCAAGGACAATAAATGTATGGGAGAAGCTGACTTTACTTTAAATATAATTACCTTGTGCGATGAATATGGTGGTAAGAAAGTAAATAAAAGAAGCAAAGAACAGATATTCTATCACGAATTAATACACCATATTTTAAATGCAATGAATTTAGAGAAATTAAAGTATAATGAGTTATTCGTAGATATGTTTGCTGATAAACTAATAGAGTACGAAAGGTCAAAAAGATAGTTTGTTTTTTAGTTTTGGTTTTAACCCTGTCGTTTCTACGATGGGGTTTTTTCGTTTAAAACCCAATAGAATCAATAGTTATTAAAATATTTATATATATAATATAAATTAATTTAAAAAATACTTTAAAATTTATTTGGTGGTATGGAATATTCGTTTTATCTTTGATTTATCAAATAACAATTAAAACTAAAAATTATGACAAACAAAATGATAAACTTAATTTGTAATTCAATCGAAAGGCTAGAAGAAAAACAAACTTTAGGCACTATCACATTTGAAGAGGCTGCTACCTTAAATAGATTAGTTGAATTTGCTGAATATCTTTTAAACCAAAAATCAAAATAAAATGAAACCAAGCCACTTAAAACTGCTCGAAAATTTATATAATTTTTTGGGCGCAAATGAAGACTTACTAAAATCAGAATTTAAAAAGATTAAGAAATCAAAACAAAAAGAAAAATTTAACTTTCAGCAATTTTGCGTAACCATTTATTCAATTCAAGATGAAAACAGTACAACCACCCAAACCGACCAAAGATTTTAACACCTGGATTAATTACATTCATAACCTAATAAAACAAAACTATGACACACCAAGAAATTAAAGACGCAATCCTAATCTCAATCCTTATTATTGGCGCATTATTAGCCGACAACCTTTTAAACTTTTAATTATGAAATTTAAAATCGAATCAACAGAAGAAATAGAAATTAACCTACCACTATTTTTTAAATTAAATAATGGTGTTATTCAGGATTCCTACTTTGCTATCCTTAAAGATGATTTAGCAATATCTAACTGGGGGGGTAGGGATATATTAATAGGCAGATTTCCTGAGCATATAGCTAAATTAACACTTGATAAAGATTATCAGGAGGTTTCTAAAGAAGAATTTAAAACTAAATTAACCCAATCTTGTAACTATTTAATCAATCTAATATGAGTAATTTAATCAAAATTCAAAGCGAACTAAAAGCACCTAAGAATCAAACGAATGCGTTTGGAAAGTATAAGTACAGAAGTTGCGAGGATATCCTCGAAGCGGTTAAGCCTTTACTTCTAAAGTATAATTGTCAAATGATAATAAGCGATTCAATTAAAGAAGCAGGTGGAATTATTTACTGCGAAAGTAGAATAGTATTTACCGATGGTTTAGAACACTATTATACAACTGCCTGTGCCGGCATTGAACCAAACCGTAAAGGTATGGACATAGCACAATCCTTTGGAGCATCCAGTAGCTATGCTAGAAAGTATGCATTAAATGGGTTATTTCTTATAGATGACACTAAGGATGCAGATGCTACAAATGACCACGGCAAAGCAGAAAAACCTTTTATGACAGACCATCAAATGATTTCTTTAGTTGCTAGGTATAACGAAGGCGAAAGGGATGTATTCGAAAAAGCAAAAGCGCACTTAGTATTAAGAGACAAAGATTTACTAACCATAAAAGCAATGAAATAATGATAGAGCAATATAGCACAGAATGGTTTACCCAAAGAATGGGAAAAATCACAAGTTCAACTATTTACAATTTAATGGTTGAGCCAAAACTAAAGTCTGAAGCAGGTAATTTAGCAGCAACTACTAAAGACTATTTAACATCTAAATTAGCTGAAAGGCTTACTGGAGTGCAAAGGGAGTTTACTTCTAACGCAACTAATCACGGATTAGAATTAGAGAACGAAGCCATTAAATTTTACGAAGGTAAGACAGGAACAACTGTAAAGTCAGGCGGTTATATAGAAATGATTAATGGATTGTACGGTGGCACACCTGATGGCTTAATAGAAGGTGGTGGTATTATACAGGTTAAATGCCCTTACAATTATACGAATCATATTAACAATGGTTTAATCGAAGGTCAAGAGTATTTTAAGAAAAACTATAAACAATACTATTGGCAATGTCAAAGCGACATGATGATAACAGAAAGTGAGTTTTGCGATTTTGTTTCTTATTGTCCAGAGATTGCAGATAACCTTAAAATGTTTATTTTTAGAATCGAAGCAAATATTGAGGATATGCAATTACTTTTATCTAAAATTAATCAGGCAGGGGAATATATGAATAACCTTTATAACCAATTAACGAATGACAGATAATTTAAAAAGTATTTTGAAGTATATCCAAATTTATACAAGTTGCAGTAATTATGATTTAGAAAAAATTGCTTTATTATTTGATAGATACCCTTTAGAGAAAGTAAAAGTAAAGGTAATTGAGAAAGAAAAAAAGGTATTTGTTAAAGGTAAAAACGACTTAGACTATTGGACAATTAATTATTTAAAAGAAAATAATATAACTTACGAACAATTAACAGAGAATAATCGTAAATATGAAACTGTTAAGCGTAGGGTAGAATTTTCAAAAGCAGCTAGAGAAAATGGATTTATTTTAACCGATATTGGAAGGAAATTAAAAATGCACCATTCCAGTATCATACACCTTGTAAACCACTTTAAACCATAAAAAATGACAACACCTACAAATCAGAATGCAGAAGTTTTAAATTTGCTTCTAACTGAAAAAAGACAAACAAGTTTAAACCTTGTAATGAATGGTATTTTAAACCCAACTGCAAGGATAACCAACCTAAGAAAGATGGGAGTAAATATCATCTGCGACTTAATCAAGCATACCAATAAGTTTGGTAGAACTATTCATTATGGAGAATTCTCTATCTTGAATAAAAAAGATGCTAGAAAAATTTACACACAAATTAATTAATTAACTGGGGTGGTTAATCGCCACCCCTTAAATTTAACATATGATAAACATTAAAAAAGATATTTTAGAATATAGAATAAATAATTCCGCTAAAATTTTTTACATTTATTTAGACCATACCAAAAGAACAAATAAATCAAATGCTTTTTATGCAGATTGTTTTGAGGTATCAACTATGACAGTTAATAATTGGCTTAATGAATTAAAAGATACAGGGTTAATACAAATAACATTTGAAAATAACAAACGTAAAATATTAATAAATGAATAAAAGTTATTATTTTAGCCACGATTATAATTCAGCTAATGATGTTAAAATTTTATTTTTAAGGCAGCAACTTGGGATGGAAGGTTATGGTATTTATTGGTTTTTAGTTGAGAACTTAGCACAGGCAGGCGGTATATTACCCTTAAATATTACTCCAGTTTTAGCAATGCAGATGCAGACAAGTGAGGTAAAAGTAAAGGCAGTTATTGAGCAATTTAATCTATTTACAATCGCAGAAGATGGTTTCTTTTCTAGGAGATTAAACGACCATTTAGGATTAAGAAAAAAATTAAGCGATAAAGGTAAATTAGGTGCTGCTTTACGTTGGAAAAATGGGGGGGCTATTACCCTCCCTAATGGGGAGGCTTATGCAAAGAAAGAAAGTAAAGAAATAAATAAAGGGGATTTTTTAACAAAAATAGTTCTTTAATACAATTTTAGTTCTTAAATAAGTATAAATATCATTTAAAAGCATTTTAAGATATCAAGGTTTGATTTTAAATAACTTTTGAGGGAATCTATCACAAATACATTAACCAACCTAAAAACAGGCTTAAAATGGCTAAAACACCACCAAACAATAAAGATGTCGAAGATAGGATTCTTGGAGTACTTTTGATTGAACAGAATTCAGTTCATACATATATAGCTAAAATTACAAGTGAGTTCTTTTATCAGACAAAAAACCAATTAATCTTTAAAGCGATTCAGGGGTTATATGATAAAATGGCTGCTATTGATATAGTAACTGTATCACAATACTTGACAAATAAAAAAGAATTGGATATAGTTGGCGGTGCTTATGAGATTGTAAAGTTAACTAATAATGTTACCGGTAGCAGTTCAATGAATGACTGGATATTAATCTTGCAGCAATGTTATTTACAAAGGAAAGGTATTACAATAGGTCAGGAATTAATTAATGATTCTTATGTAGGAGAAATTGAACTTCATCTTAACAATGCAGCCACTAAAATTTTAAATGCTCAGGAAAGTATTTATAAAAATAGTGAGAAAGGAATGGCGCATTACATAATGTCTTTAGCTAAAGAAAGGGATGCAGTTATTGAAAATGGGCAAATAGGAATAGACACAGGATGGGAAAGTTTAAACAAATACATTAGTGGATGGGTTAATCCTGATTTAATAATCCTAGCAGCAAGACCGGCACAAGGTAAAACTGCTTTTATGCTTAATGCAATTCTTAATGTTTTAAAACAAGACAAGCCAGTAGGGATATTTAGTTTAGAAATGAGTGGAGAGCAATTAGTTAATCGATTAATAAGTTTGGATTCAGGGATTGCCCACCATTATTTACGGACTAATAAACTTACAGAAGCGCAAAAGTTTATGTTAATGGCTTCAGAGGAAAGGTTGCAGAAAGCAAAATTATACATAGATGACACACCAAGTTTAAACATTAGAGACCTTAGAAGCAAGGCAGCAATCCTTAAAAGAAAATATCAAATTGAGTTCTTATGTATTGATTATCTGCAACTTATGAGCGGAGTAGATAGGAAAGGAAACAGAGAAAGCGAGATTGCAGAAATAAGTAGAGGATGTAAAATAATAGCAAAGGAATTAAATATACCAGTAATGGCATTATCTCAATTAAGTAGAGCGGTTGAAAGTAGGAATGATAAGATGCCACAGTTATCAGACCTTAGGGAAAGCGGTGGTATAGAGCAGGATGCTGATTCAGTTATATTTTTAATGAGACCTGAGACCTATGGAATAAGAGAAATTGAGATTGATGGTAATACACATAACGCAGAAGGTAAATGTATAGTCAAGTTAGCTAAAAATAGGCACGGAAGTTTAAAAAACATACCATTCAAATTTATAGGCGAAAGAATGGAATTTAAAGAAATGATTTTATGATGATGATAATTTGGTATATTTCCGACATAAACAATATTTTATGACGAAGTAGGTAGTAATACTACGAATATTTAATAAAAAGTAAACCAATAGTTAAACTAATTTGCATGAATTTTTCTAAATATTGATTAATAAAAAAAAATAATATGAATGAGTAATGAGTCATTAATGTTACAATTTTATGTATATGTGTGACATATAAGGTACTTTAATTAAAAAAAAAACTATGACACAAAAAGAAAAAGCAGAACAACTATTTGAAAAAATGTTATACAATGATGGAGATAAATACCACCATTGCAGCCATTATGTAGGTAAAAACTGTGCTTTAATAGCAGTTGACGAAGTATTAAAATATTCTAAAGCACACGGATTTATTGGTTTAACAGATGAATATTTAGAAATTAAAAAAGAAATAGAAAAATTATGAAAACAGCAGTAGAAATATTAATTGAAAAATTAGAAGGAACTTTGGTTCAGGCAGTTTATGAAAGACTAGAGAACGAAGGCATCCTTACAAAAGCGTTACAATTAGAAAGAAATCAAATTGAAGAAGCATTTAATGAAGGGTTAAATAATAAAATTGAATACGATGGACAAGCAAAAGATTATTTTATAGAAAAATATATTTTAGATAACAATTAAATAAATTAATATGGATATCACGAAATGCAAAGGACAAATAGGTATAATTAATTGTCCTCATAAAGAAAATTGTTACAGGTTTACTGCAAAAGCAGATGAACTATACCAAAGTTACTTTATAGAATTACCATTAATAAATGGCAAGTGCGATTATTACTGGGGAGAGGATGGAGAAAAGATATGGAATAAATTAAATAAAAATATATGACACCAAAAGTAAAAGCAGCAGAATTAGTTAATAAATATTATCAGTATTTTGAATCAAATACTAATGCTAAAGAATGTGCATTAATAACAGTAGATGAAATTTTATTAATGGTTGAACAAACATTAAAAGGATTTTTAGATGGGGATATTGTTTTGTATTGGTTGCAAGTTAAGCAAGAAATATATAAAATTTAAATATTGATAACTTTTTTATTAATGTGAATAACTTTATTTTAATTTTATTTTATGTTAGAGAAAGACTTACACAGGTTAGTTTGCGACTACATACGAAAGCTATACCCTTACGTTATATTTAGAACTGACTTTAGTTCAGGAATGAGAATGAGTATAGGGATGGCAAAGCGACACAAAGCATTGCAGTATTCAAATGCTTACCCTGATTTATTTATTGCTGAGCCTAAAGGCAATTATGCTGGACTATTTATAGAACTAAAAACAATTAATAACGTAGTATTTAAAAAAGATGGCACAATGCGAAAGAATGCCCATCACGAAGAACAGGAAATAATGATGATGAAGTTAAGGGGCAAAGGTTACAAGGCAGAATTCGGACAAGGATTTGGACACACGATTAAAATAATAAACGAATATTTAAACCAATAAAAACAAACCAATGAGTACAGAAAAAAAACAAGCAATCAGATTAGGAAGCGGTAAAAAGATTAATGAAACTTTTTTAAGTTCAAGCCTATGTATTACAGATGCACTAGAGCATTCTTATGAATACAATGGAAAGAAATATGTTAAAGTTAATATTAATATTTATGCAGAAGCGGACCAGTATGGTAAGAATGTAAAAATAACTTTAAACGATTTTGAACCTTCAAAGAAAGCAGAGCCAGTTAATATAAATTCCAAAAGTGATTTACCTTTTTAATGAAAAATCACACAAAAGTATATATGAAGTACTTTGGTTATGGCATTGATGACTATATACCTTGTGAGGTATGCGATAATAGAGCAGTTGATATCCACCATATAGAAGCAAGAGGTATGGGTGGAAGTAATACAAAAGATGTTATTGAGAACTTACAGGCATTATGTCGTCAATGTCATATGTTTTTTGGAGATAAAGAACAGTATATGGAATTTTTAAAAGATAAACATAATGAAGTTATTAGAAGAAATTAATGCAGACTTACAAAAGCGCATCGACAAAGGAATTAACACTTACGGAACTACACTAGACGATGCTAATTTAAACAGAGAAGAACTATTAAATCATTTATACGAGGAATTACTTGATTCAATATTTTATATTAAAAAATTAATCAATGATAAAAGTTAAGGTAGATAAGGTTAAAAGCAACCCAAAGAATCCAAGATTAATAAAAGATGATAAGTTTAAAAAACTTGTAAAATCTATTAAAGATTTCCCTGAAATGGAATCAGTCCGACCGATTGTAGTAAATAAAGATATGTTTATACTGGGGGGTAATATGCGTTATAAAGCTATGATTGAATGCGGATATAAAGAAGTAAATGTTGAAATAGTTGACTGGTCTGAACAAAAGCAGAACGAATTTATTATTAAAGATAATGTAGGATTCGGAGAATGGGAATGGGAGATGGTTGCTAATGAATGGGATGAAATTGAATTAAAGGATTGGGGAATGGACCTGCCTATGTTTGCTGCACCAGTTGACTATTCTATTTTAGATGGGGAAGATATATCTTCTGAAATTAATGATATGATAAACGGAGTTAAGAAAGCCATACAAATAGAATTTGAAGCAGAACATTACGAACAGGCATTTGAATTAGTTAAATTTTGGAGAGACCAAAAAGCATATGTTGGAGGTATGATTATGGAATACCTTAAAGCAGAAAAGGAAAAAATATGAAAGTATTTACTTTTTTTTACAATAGGTATGAAACTGCAACCACAAGCATAAAGCTAAATGAAAATGGGATTGACCATTATGTTTTATTACATAGTCAAAATGATTTAGATAAATTTAATAAATATAATACTTTAAAGGGGAAACCAGTTATTACAAATGAAAAAAAAGGTTTAGCATACCAAAGAAATAAGGCTTTAGAAATGGTTGATATGGATGAGTGGTGTGTATTTATGTGTGATGATTTTATAAAAATAAGGTCATTACCAAAAGAATGGATAATAAGCAAAACAAATAGTTTACCAATAAATTTTAAGAATCAAAATAAATTTAGATTAAATAATTCAAATGATATCTCTTTAAAACAAATGTTTGATTTGTTTCCTTATTTAATTAAATTAGCAGATAAAAATAATATTAAATTAATTGGATTTGGATTACATGACAACCCATTAAATTTAAAAAACAAATTTACTCACAGAGGATTAGCTGATGGAAGATTTTGGTTAATTAAAAAAAGCGATTATTTATTTGATTTAAATGCGCAATTAATTGATGATGTTGCTTGGACTGCTGAAAATTTAGTTAGGCATAATAATGTATTAATTTTAAACTGGCTTGTGCCATATTTTAAAAGATATTCAAGTGGTGGATTTGGTTCAACAGAAGAAAGAAAATTACAAAGAAAAAAAGAATGCAATTACTTAGCAAATAAATATAACCCATTAGTTCAAGTAGCAAATAAAGCTAATTGGGATTATGGTACACATATTAGGTTATATGCAACAGATAATAATATTTTAAAAGCAAAAAATAATATAATTAAATGGTAAAAATAGATTTAATAAAAATACCAAATAATAGGAAAATAGGAGATTCTTGTGAATATATAGAACCTAATATTACCGATGATTGTTTGTTTTATGATGAGGGAGAACCAATTGGATTCTATATGAAACAAATGCCGGAAAAGATGCGCAAATTGGCAGACTTGGCAAATGTTGAGTTATTATCTAAAAGTGTACCTAAAACTGAAATGCAAAGACCAAAAATGCTAGGTTTTGATAAAAATGGAAAAGGTATAATAGATAGGAGTTGTAAACAATTTAGCACTATAATTGGTAGTGTTGCACCTAAACCTCATATGAGAAGGAATTATGGTAGCCAAAGTTCAGTACATTCAGTAAAGTCTGCACAGACATTTATTAAAGCAATGTTGCTTTTAGCTAAAGAAAGCGAACAATTAATAAAACAAATATTACCTAAGCAATATGAAATGCAAATTGAAATGTTTGCCGATGTAAAAGACAAGTGGAAGTTTGCCAATTTATTTACCAGTTCAATTTCAAACTTTAACATATCTGCACCATTCCATAGAGATACAGGTAATATCCAAAACTGTGTTAATGTAATAATATGCAAAAGGTTAAACAGTAAAGGTGGTGATTTACATATTCCTGATTATAATGCAACCATAGGTCAGGTTGACAATTCAATATTAGTTTATCCTGCTTGGAGAAATGTACACGGAGTTACTCCAATTATACCAACGTTTGAAGGTGGATATCGTAATTCACTTATTTTTTACCCACTTAAAGCCTTCAAAGGATTAGATTAATGAATAAGTGTAACGACATTGTGTTGGAGATATATAACCATCCTGACCTAATAAAAGCGATAAGCAAAACAAAGCCTGAATCAATACAAGATGATTTAAGACAAGAAATAGCGGTTAGCCTACTACTTCAGCCTTGTGATAAGATAAGTGCTTTATTCGCCTCTAATAACTTATTAAGGTATGCTATTAAGATATGTTGGTTTATGGCTACTTCTAAAACATCAGAATTTTATTATAAGTACAAGAAAAGTGATTTATTAAAGGCAGTTGAGTATTTTAATAGTCAGTTGGATTTGCCTACGATACCAGAAAGTTTAGCAGTCGAGGCAACGAAAGCGCTCACAAAAAATAACATAGACATAGAAACCGACCACGAAATAAGAATATTTAATAAATACG